TGAAGCGAAAGGCATTCAAGGAGCTCATGAGGCAGGCCGTGGGTAACGTCCTCATCAACACGGAGCTCAACGCCGAGGCGCTCGAGGAGAAGGTCGACCCCGCGGTGCTTCGCGGCGTCGCCTACGGCATGGCGGTCGCGCCCGTACTGATGGACGAGGAGCCCATCGAGTTCGACCGCGACTTCCTTGCCGTCATCATCGCGTACGGCAAGAAGTGCGAGGACATCTACGCCGAGAACGGCGCCGTCGCCACCATCTCCAAGATCTACGGATGCGAGGTGAGCGTCGATGAGTAGCGAGATTATCGAGTTCAAGGACGATGCGGGCATGCCCGTCAAGTTCACCTCGCAGGACATCCGCGAGCGCCTGTGCCCCAACGCCACCGACAGCGAGCTGGCGCTGTGCGTGGAGCTTTGCAACCGCCAGCACCTCAACCCGTTCACGCAGGATGTCTACCTCGTCAAGTACGGCAACGCCCCGGCGAGCATCATCACGAACTACCAGGTGTTCAACCGCCGCGCGAACAAGCAGCCGAACTACGGCGGCATCGACAGCGGCGTCGTGGTGCTCCGCGACGGCAAGGTCGTCAAGAAGAAGGGCTCGGCCGTCTACAAGATAATCGGCGAGCAGCTAATCGGCGGATGGGCCGAGGTCAAGTTCACGGACGGCAAGATACCGGCCTACGCCGAGCTGGCGCTCACCGACTACAGCACCGGCAAGAGCAACTGGGCGAAGATGCCCGGCGTCATGATCGACAAGTGCGCCAAGGCCGCTGCGTGGCGCCTTGCCTACCCCGACGAGTTCGGCGGGATGTACACGGGCGAGGAGATGGACCAGAAGGTCGCGCAGGACATGCGCGCAGGTTCTCAGACCGTCGAGGCCGAGAGCGTCGAGCCCGTGGTCGACCTTCAGCCCGTGCGCGACCTGTTCAAGCCGTTCATGGCGGCGACTGGGCTCGACAGCGCCGGGGCCATGGCCGCCATCTGCGCCGCCGTGGGCTGCTCGTCGGGCAACATGCACGACATGACGCTCATGCAGGCGCGCCGCGCGGCCTCTTGGATGGAGGAGGAGATCGCGGCACGCAAGGCGCAGCCCGAGCCCGCCGTCCCCGAGCCGGAGCCCGCGCCCGTCTATGAGCCCGCGCCCGCCGAGTATGCGACCGACGACGACCTGCTGGGAGGCTTCTAATGGCAGATGAGGTTTTGGCGGTGGGGGCCGTGCCGCTCGAGGAGGACTTCGACACTCTGGTGGCGTCGCTCGCCATCGACGACACGCTCGAGGACAAGCTGGCGAAGCTCAAGAAGAACGTCGATGAGAAGCTGGCGGACTACGCGGACGTCAAGCGCATCGAGAAGGACGAGGACTTCAAGGCGGCGAAGAAGTACCGCGCGGCGGTCAACGACGTGAAGAAGCCCATCGAGGCGCAGCGCAAGGCCGCGAAGAAGAAGTACAGCGACCTGCTCAAGACGTTCGACAAGACCATCGGCGAGATAACGGCGCCCATCGACAGGCTCTCTGATGAGTACAAGGCTGAAATTGACCGATACGACGGCGAGTGCAGGACCCGCCGACTCACCGCGCTCAAGGGCCACTACTACGACCTCGCGGGCGAGATGGGGCCGCTGGTGCCCTACGAGCGCATCGCCGACGACAGGTGGCTCAACGCGAGCTTCGGCGAGGTCAAGGCCAAGAACATCATCGAGCGCCGCGTGGGCGAGCTGCTGCACCAGTTCAAGTTCGTCAACGGCCTCGACTACGCGGACGAGTCCGAGAAGGCATGGGCCGTGGCGTGGTGGACGAGGACGCTGCCGATGGACTCGGGCGAAGTGGCGGCGGCTGTCGCCGCGCACCGCGAGGAGGTCGCCAAGGCCGCCGCGCTCGCGGCGACCTACGAGCAGGCGACGGCGCCCGCACCGGAGCCCGAGCCGGAGCCCGCGCCGCTGCCACCCGACCCCGAGCCGCTGCCCGCCGAGGAACCTGAGCCGCCCTTGGGCGTGCCGAGGTGCGTGCGGGTGGTCCCGTCGCGCCACGAGCCGGATGCGGCCGAGAATGCGGCCCCAGTGCCGCAGAGGGGCTACCGCGTTGTCATCGAGTGCGCCACGGCGGACGAGCTGCGCCGCGTGAGGGCCGTCATGGTCGAGAACGGCATCCACGGACACGTAGAGAGGATGTAGGACATGGAGGAGAAGAACCTGCCGCCGCTCCGGACGCCGGAGCAGCGCAGAGAGGCGATGGCGAAGGCCGTCCACACGCGCCGCGAGCGCGCCGCGTTCAAGGCCGCCTGCAAGGCGGGCAACATCCCGCCCGAGGCGGCCATCGAGGCGCCCATCGCGGCAAAGCTCAAGGTCGACGAGTTCGCCCGCTCGTTCCCGGGCATCGGCCCGGTCACGGCGCAGAAGATCGTCGAGGCGTGCCATATCCGCGACGGCCGCCGCGTGAGCGGCCTGGGCTACATGCAAGGGCTGCGCCTCGTCGAGGCCATCAAGGGCTGCATGACCGCAAAGGAGGACGGGCAGTGAGCATCAACCGAGTGAACATCAGCGGCAACCTGACCCGCGACCCCGAGCTGCGCGTCACCGCCGGCGGGACGCAGGTCCTGTCCTTCGGCGTGGCGGTAAACGACCGCCGCCGCAACGCGCAGACGGGCGAGTGGGAGGACTACCCCAACTTCGTCGACTGCACGATGTTCGGCAACCGCGCCGAGGCCGTGAGCCGTTTCCTCGCCAAGGGCATGAAGGTCGCCATCGAGGGCAAGCTGCGCTACAGCTCATGGGAGCGCGACGGGCAGAAGCGCTCGAAGCTCGAGGTTATCGTCGACGAGATCGAGGTCATGGTGCGGCGTGAGGGGCAGACGCAGGCCCAGCCGCAGCAGAGCCTCGCGAACACGGTGCCCGCGCAGCCACAGGCGCAGGCCGCGCCGCAGCGGAGCGCCCAGCAGGCCACGCCGCGGTCCCGCAGTCCGAGTTCTACGACGAGGACGTGCCGTTCTGATGAGGCACGTACCCGACATCATCCGCGACCACTGGGAGGCGGCCCTGTTCGCCGCCTCCTTCTCCGCGGGTTTCCTGTTCTTCTCTTCGCTTCTATGGGGGTGGTTCTGATGGCCTTCACCGTGTTCGACAGCTTCGCCGAGGTCTACGACGACTTCGACGCGAGCGACCCCGAGGACCTGCGCGACCGCGCGATGCTCGCCGACGCGATTATGATGTACGGGCTGCACGGCGTGGAGGCCGACCTCCCGAAGCACCTCCGCCGCGTTTTCAAGGCGATGAAGAACGCCATCGACAACTCCAAGGACGCGCGCGGCAGGGGCGGCAAGGGCGGCCGCCCGCGCAAGAAACCAGTTTCCGACAAACCCGAAACGCAGGTTTCCGAAAGTGAAAACCTAGGTTTTTCAAACGGGAAACCAGTTTCCGACAAACCCGAAACGCAGGTTTCCGAAAGTGAAAACCCTAACCTAACCTGTCCTGTCCTGTCCTGTCCTGAACTGGATTGTGCTGAGCTGTCCTGTGATGGGGGCGATGCCCCCGCCGCGCCGCCCGAGTTCGAGCCGCCGACCCTCGATGAGGCCCGCGGGTACTTCGGCGCCAACTGCCTGAGCGGCGACCCGGACGCCTTCTGGGCCTACTTCGAGTCTCAGGGCTGGGTCAAGGGCAACGGCCAGCCGGTGAGCAACTGGGGCGCCCTCGCGCTCGACTGGTCCAGGCGCCAGAAGCGCATCGACGCCGACGACCGGGCGAGGGGCAAGCCCACCGCCTCGGAGGTCGAGGCTGCCACGTTCAAGCCGACGAGGACGCCCGAGCAGATGAGGGCGGAGCTCGAGCGCAGGTGGCGCGAGGAATATCCGGGCATCGACCCGGCGAAGGTGAAGGCCCCGAGGGGGACGACCGCCGACCCGGTGGCGCTCAAGGCGTACCAGGACGCGCGGCGTCTGCTGGATGCGAGGGCCGCATGCGAGAGGAGGGCGTCATGAGCTTGGACGCCGAGAGGAACGAGAACATGGGCAGACCGAAGGGGTCTGTGAGCATCTACGACGACGGGCCGCGCAGCGCCCGCTGCGAGACGTGCGGGTTCTGCGCCGTGAGCGAGGCGGTCATGACGGCATCCGGCGAGGGCCGCAAGCGGTACACGTGCATGCGCTGCCCCGACTTCGTGCACGCCACGCAGGGGCTCGCGAGGTGCAACTACTGGGAGGCGCGACATGAGGGCTGAGTCGTGGGACAGGCGCGGGGGCTACGTGCTCGTGTGCCGTCAGTGCGGCAGGCGGTTCCGCACGGCGTACAGGAACCAGAGGTACTGCTGCGGGTGGTGCGAGAACGTGGCGCGAAGGGATGCGAGCAAGCGGCCCGTGGACGTGTACCTCGGAACGAGGAGTGAGTCGGGCCGAGAGGTCAACGCCATGCGTGCGGCGCTGGCGGAAGGGAGGCGCATCTGATGCGGGACGGTTACAAGTTCGAGTTCGGGGCGCTCGATGAGCCGGATGCACCCAAGGTGCAGGCGCTCAAGCCGCTCGAGGAGGCGGCCGAGGTATACGGCGCTTGGCAGGATTGCGACGACATGCGCTTCAGCCCGATCATGACGGCGCGCAGGGAGTACCGCCAGAACCTCATCGACGAGTGCATGGACGTGGTCCAGGCGGTCGTCAGCCTGCTCGACGCCGAGGGGTTCACGCAGGAGGACGTGGACGCGGCAATCGAGCGCTGCAACGAGAGGAACCGAGAGAGGGGACGTTTGTGATGGAGACTTTGGAGCAGATCAAGGCAGACGCGGTCGAGGTGTTCCATTTCGACCGCGAGTGCAGGCCGCAGGACAGGGCGCACGCCTATCTGGGGAAGTATCGCGTCAGGCGCGGCTACAACGACACAGCGATGCAGGTCGCGGTGACCGACATGATCGAGCGCGCCTACGAGGCGGGAAGGGCGGAGGTCGCCGGCGCGAACCTCGTGCAGAACCTGCGCCGCCAGCTGACGAGCATCGAGGCGACCGTCGGGGATGCCATCGACCTGCTCGACGAGAGCGTAAGGGGGGCGGACTGCGATGAGTGACTCGAGGGTCGGCGGCTACCCGATGGGGGTGACCGACGCCGCCATCGAGCGCCACTTCGGCGGGGCCTGCGAGCCCAGGATGTGCGGGAACTGCAGGCATTTCTGCAGCAGCGACATCCACGTCGACTACGGCTACTGCCACCTCGGGTTCGAGCGCGCCTACGACGTGGAGGCGCCTGACCGCAAGGAAGGGTTCTGGCGCCTGGCGAAGTGGGCCGTGGCGTGGCTCATGGAGAACCTGCTGTACTGCGAGGACGAGTGCGGCGAGTGCCGCGACTACGAGGAATTTGAGTGATGAGTGTCGAGCTACCAAAAGACGCAAAAGGCCGAGAGATCCCGCTTGATACCGTGGCGCTGTTCAACCGTGACGGGAACGTATACAGCATCGTGCGCTGGACATTCACCACGGACTTTGATTTGAGTGACGGATGGTCGAACAAATGGCGTGCGATTACCGACCGTGGATTTGCACTCGATCCGGCACTCGTGTACCTCACCACACCCGACACATGGGAGAAGTTGGAGGAAGACTTGGGCAGGGGCTCGGACGCGCTGAATTACGAGGCTTGCGCCTATTTTGGCAAGAGTGCATGCGACTGTTCATCGTGCATCGCCGACAAAGGCGAAACCTGCGAAAGGGTTGTCATGCATGACATTGCAGATCGCATCCGCAAGCTGAGGGGTGATACCGATGCCTAACGGCTGCGTATTCTGCGGCAATCCGCATTTCAACTTCGGTGATGACGAGGAGGGCGTCGAGATGTGGATTAACGAGCCAAACGACGGCGAGCATGTCATTGTCGTCGACCCGCCGTACGCATGGAGCATCCCGATTAACTTCTGCCCGTTCTGCGGGCGCAAGCTGGAGAAGGTGAAGGCTGATCGGCCACTACGATGCGCTTTGCGATTTGGACAGCTGCGGGACCGATACGTGGCAGAGATTGGCAGACTTAATCGACCGCCCGACCTGCCACGACCTTGTCGAGCACAAGCAGGATCCGTTCATCCCGGGCAAGCGGATGGCCGACGGCTACTTCCACTGCTCTAGCTGCGATTGGAGCGGACAGCTCTGGGAGTACATCGGCTTCGGAGACATGCTGGCCTTTGAGCCTGTTCACTGCCCGAAGTGCGGGGAGAAGATCGAGTGTCGTCGGTGAGTTGGTCACCGGCGCTTGATAAGGTTCTGCCGTGGCGGGCGAGCTTTAGGGGGTATGCGAATGGCGTGTAGGCAGCCTGTAGGAGATGGGCCAAAAGGCCCATCTACAAAGTCAACACATCCGTTGAGGGACGAGTGGGCGCTCCGGAAGGGGCGCTCCTCTTACGTCCTTTGGACGGACGAGATGATAAGGCGGATGCAGGCGCACCCGGAGCGCACGGCGGCGGAGATCGCGGCGGACCTCAGGGTGACGCCGAGCGCCGTGAGGCACGCGCGGCAGCGGTACGGGCGCTTCTCGACCGGAACGGATGGGCTGTGCATCGTGTGCGACGCGCGGCCCGTGTTCGACACGTCGGCGCAGGCGAAGAAGTGGAGGCTGTGCAAGGGGTGCTATCTGGCGGAGAGGAAGAGGCGGCTCGAGGAAGAGGCGGAGAGCAACCGCATACGACAGGCCGCGCACAGACGGCAGAAGCTGGACGGAGACGTTTGAGAGGCTGGCCGAGGTGATCAGAATCAAGTCGACTAAGGTCGAGTAGCCGAAAGGCCCCGGGTAAACCGGGGCCTTTTCTTTAAACGTTACCCCCTTTTTACGCTCGTGGGCAAACGCACGTGCTTGTCCACGTGCGTAAAAAGGTGGGAACGTTCGCGTTTCCATATGGCTATCTACCAGCTGAAATGTGATTTTGTGGCGGGAAAAGGGCGTGAAAAACTGACCAAGGAGGGTATCGAGGATGCCGTCCGCCTGTGCCGTGCCGGAATGACCGACAGGGACATCGCCGCATATCTCGGGGTCGCACGTGAGACCTATAGCCGCTGGATCAACCACCCCAGAACAGACAATCAGCGTCAACTGTGTCACGTTCTAAAAAAGGCCGAGGTCGAGCGCAAGGCGACGCTCGTGGGCCGCATCATGGACGCGAGCAGCGACAGCTGGCAGGCGGCGGCGTGGCTTTTGGAGCGCAAGTACCCGCAGGAGTACGCCAAGGCGCAGCGCATCATGGATACCACCGATACGGCAGTGCTCAAGGCCGCCAAGGAGCTCGTGCTGTCCGTGCCGTCCTCAATCGGCGGGGACGAGTAGCCGATGCCGCTCACGAGGATGCAGCGCGAGTACCTCGCCAACTGCACGCACCGCTACAACGTGAAGTGCGGGGCGACGGGCTCGGGCAAGAGCTACGTCGACATAGCCGTGACCATACCGCAGAGGCTTCTCGCCATGAGGGGCGAGGGGCTGGCGGTGATGATCGGGAACACCCGCTCGACGCTCGAGCGCAACATCCTCGAGCCGATGCGCTCGCTCTACAGCGAAGACGTCGTCAGCCAGATCGGGCGGGACAACACGGCCCAGATATTCGGGCGCAAGGTCTACTGCCTCGGGGCGGATAAGAAGACAAGCGTATCCAAGATTCAGGGCGCCACGTTCGAGTGGGTCTACGGCGACGAGGTCGCCACGTGGAGCGAAGACGTGTTCCAGATGCTCAAGAGCCGCCTGCGCTGCGAGCACAGCCGCTTCGACGGCACCTGCAACCCCGACAGCCCCAACCACTGGTTCAAGCGGTTCCTCGACGGCGACAGCGACATCTACAGGCAGGACTACACGATCTGGGACGGTGCGCTGGCACCGGATGTCATCGAAGCCCTCATCAAGGACTACGGCAGCGGCGTGTACTACGACCGCTACATCTTGGGCAAGTGGACGTTGGCCGAGGGTCTGGTCTACCCCGAGTGGGAGGGTGCCCTCGAGAGCCGATATACGGGCAGCGCCGCCAAGTACGCGGTGTCTTGCGACTACGGCACGCAGAACGCCTTCGCGGCGCTGCTGTGGGCGTTTGACGGCCGCGTGTGGCACGTGGTGGACGAGTACCGCTACTCGGGCCGCGACACGGGGCACCAGAAGACGGACGCCGACTACGTGGCCGACATGGCCGACTTCGTGCGCGGGCTGGGCAAGCCACCCACGTTCATCATCGACCCGAGCGCCACGAGCTTCATCGCCGCGATGCGGCAGGCCGGGTTCAAGACCAAGAAGGGGCGCAACGACGTCGCGGACGGCATACGAGAGACGGGGGTGTGCCTGGGCAACGGCACGGTGCGCATCTCCGATGCCTGCGCGGGGCTGATAGGCGAGCTCGGCGGCTACTGCTGGGACGCCAAGGCGGACGGCGACAGGCCCGTCAAGGTCGAGGACCACAGCTGCGACGCGCTCCGTTACGGCGTGGCAACACTGCGCATGTACAAGCCTGCGAAACGGCAGGTAAACCCATTTTTTGAAGGGAGGTAGCGGCTTTGTCTAAGGGGCCTTTGGTGACCGATGGCGACCTCAAGGCGGCGGCGTCGGCGACGGCGTTCGCGGCCGATGCCATCGAGCGGCACATGTCGAGCGAGATGTACCGCAACGCCGTCACCGCGAACGAGTACTACCGCCAGCACAACGTCACGATCAACCGTTTCGTGCAGAAGATCTACTCGTGCTCCGGTGCCGAGGCCGAGGACTTCACGGCCTCGAAGCTAAGGCTGGCGAGTAACCTGTTCAAGCGCCTAAACGTCCAGCGCTGCACGTACTCGCTCGGTAAGGGCGTGAGCTTCGTGGACGTCTCGGCGGGCGGCAAGGACACGACCAAGGAGGGGCTTGGCGACCGCTTCGACGACGACGTCATGGAGATGGGGCTCAAGGCGCTCATCCACGGTGTGTCATTCCCGTTTTGGAACCTCGACCACATCGACGTGTTCACCGCCGATGAGTTCTGTCCGGTGTGGGACGAGTACTCGGGGGCGCTATACGCCGGCGTGAGGTTCTGGCGGCTCGACTCCGACCACCCGTGGCATGCGACCCTCTACGAGCAGGACGGCTACACGGAGATGGTGTCGGGCGGCAGCGGCTTCGACTTCGAGGTGGCCGAGGCCAAGCGCGCCTACAAGGTCACGTATCAGGAGATACCGGCGGACGGGATGAAGCTGGCCGTCGATGCGGAGAACTACTCCCGTCTGCCAATCGTGGCGGTCTGGGGCAGCGACGCGCACCAGAGCACGCTTGTCGGCATGCGCGAGAGCATCGACGCCTACGACCTGATCAAGAGCGGACTGGTGAACGACACGCGCGACTGCGCGCAGATCTACTGGCTCATCAACGGAGCCGGCGGCATGGACGACAGGGACCTCGACCTGTGGAGGGCGAAGCTCAAGCTGACGCACGTGGCCGAGGTCGACGCCGAGCAGGGGCAGTCCGTGACGCCGTACACGCAGGAGGTGCCCGTCGAGGGCCGCAAGGAGACGCTGGCGCAGATCAAGGCCGACATCTACGAGGACTTCGGCGCGCTGGACGTCCACACCATCGCGGCGGGTGCGACCAACGACCATATCGACGCGGCATACCAGCCGATGGACGAGGAGGCCGCCGAGTTCGAGCGCCACATCCGCGAGGGTATCATGGACATCCTCGCCCTCCAGGGCATCGAGGACACGCCCGTGTTCACGCGCACTCGCATCAGCAACACCAAGGAGCAGGTCGAGACCGTGTGCCTGGAGGCCGAGTGGCTGGACGAGGAGACGATCCTGCGAAAGCTGCCGAACATCACGCCCGACGAGAGGGCGAAGATTTTGGAGCGCAAGCAGCGGGAGCAGGAGGAGCGCATGGCAGCGCTGCCGCCGCCCTGGCGGCGAACGCGAAGGGTGCCCAGGAGGGCGACGAGGACGAGGAACGGTGATGAGTGATGGCGGCATTGCAGGTGCTTGACGGCGAGCTGTGGCAGTGGGACCGACCGGGCGCGAGGTCGAGGTTGTCGGCTGCGAGCAGGTGCATTTCGCCAAGTCGACCACGGGGACGTGCTACACGGTTGCGGTGGCCGACAGCAAGGCGAAGATTCCCGACGAGCTGCTCCAGGCGGCTGGGCGCGTGTACGCATGGGCCTACATCACGGACGAGGCATACGGCGGGCGCACGCGCATCGAGGCGCTCTGGGACGTAAAGAGGCGAGCCAAGCCCGCCGAGTATATCTACGAGCCGAGCGACCAGCGCACCATCAAGGACGCGGAGACGGCGCGAGACGAGGCCAAGGCCGCGCAGAAGGCGGCGGAGGCCGCACGCGACAAGGCTGTCGCCGCCGAGGTCAAGGGGGCACGCGCCACGACTCTTGCCTCGGGCTCGGAGGCAACGGCGGCGATGGAGGGCAACGTGCTGGTCGTCGGCGTGCCGAAGGGCGACGCGCTGAGATATAGCGACCTCACCGCCGAGCAGATCGCGGAGCTCAAGAAGCCCGCGACGGACGCGGCGGCTGGCGTGAACAAGGTCAACAACGAGTTCAAGCAGCTCAAGACTTCTGTCGAAACGGCGGAGAAGGGCCGCGCCGACGCCGAGGCCGTGCGCAAGGAGAAAGAGACCGAGCGCGGGCAGAACGAGACGGGGCGCAAGGAGGCTGAGGCCGGACGCAAGACTGCCGAGCAGAAGCGCGAGCAGGATTCGACCAAGGCCCTCGCCGACGCGCAGGCGGCGCTCAAGGACGCCAAGACGGCAGCCCTGAACTACCAGTCGATTATCGACTCGGCGGCTGCCGTGACGGCGCTGGGACTCAAGAAGGTAAACGGCAAGATTTGCCAGATGCGAAAGGTAGGTGCCTAAATGGCCGATACGCAGGCAACCGAGCAGGCAACCGAGGGGTTCGAGTACGCGGACCCGCTGGCATCGGACAAGGCGGTGTGGGCGCTTGTCGGTGCGGTGAACGAATCTGGGCGACCAGAAGGCGCTCGAGCGCGACGCCTCGACGGGCCGCTACGTCCAACGAGAGCATCGCCGCGATGGTGGACAAGCACGAAGACGGGGGCTGGTGTACACGGTTCCTCATCCCGGCGGGCAGTCCGACAGACAGTCCAGCCGATGAGCGCCGCTGCGAAGCGTGTGGCCTCCACCGAGTTCGTGCCTGCGACGGCGACGAGCGCGGCTGTCGACCCGTTCGACACCGAGGGCGGCCCGTGGTTCCACGTGTCCGCCAACGCCGGTGCCGACGCCGACGGCATGCCGTGGGTCGAGGCCATCGACGGCGTCGACTACGGCTTCTCGCGCGTGGACAACGGACACGGCAACAACGTCTACGAGATCGCGCCGGTTGTTTGGCAGGCGGTCGAGGTGCTGACGAACGGCAACCTGCTCGTCTCGTGGTCTGACAGCCGATTCAGCGGCTCGCAGCCGAACCCCAAGGCGTTGCTGCCGGACGGCACGCTGCGACCGTACATGCTGACGCCGACATACCCCATGAGCATCGACGCTGAAGGGCGCCCGCGCTCCGTCTCGGGCGCGAAGGTCGCCAACCGCACGACGTCGCACGACTCGCTCGTCGACCTTTGCAAGACCGCGACCACGGGCTACTCGGGCATGAGCGTCTACGACCAGTGGTATATCAACTTCCACCAGTTGACCAAGACGCTCTGCAAGTCCTCCCAGGTGGACTTCCCGGGCTGCACGGACTTCAACATCCAGGTCCACCCGGCGCTCGCCGAGACGGGCGTCACGCGCGTGGTCGTCACCGCCGAGCAGGCGGCGAAGATTCCCGTGGGTGCGTCGATGATGTACGGCACCGACACGGGTACCACGTGCCCAGACCGAGGCGCCGCGGCCGCATACGACGTGTTCGACGGTGCCGTTGTCGGCGGCAAGGAGACGCTCGCGGACGGCAACGTGGCGCTGCTCATGGACGTCGCCAAGGCGTTCGACACGACCGTGAACACATGGCTTCAGAGTGCGCCGTGGAACACGGGCAACACCGATGCCCTCGTGGGCGACGGCCAGGTGGCGAAGGACGGCAAGCATCCGTTCAAGGTCGGCGGCGTCGAGACGGGGCTGGGCCTGTGGGAGTTCATGGGCGATACGCTCTTCGTCTCCGATGGGACGGGCTTCGGTATCGCGGTCAACCCCGACACTCGCAATGAGAAGAAGAACGCCGTGGCGGACGGGGTGACACCGACGGCAGCGTGCATGCCGACGGCGGACGGCTACATGCTCGACATCCAGTTCGTCAACGGCCTCATCTTGGGCAAGGGGCTCGGCGGCTCGGCGACGACCGGTGTCGGCGACTACTTCTACTTCGACACCTCCGGCGGCAAAGTCAAGGGCACAATCCGTCTGGTTCTGTTCCTCGGCTCCCTGTGGTACGGCTCGCTTGCCGGTCTTCGTTTCGCGGGCTCGGGGGACGGGTCCGGTGGGGCCTCTTGGTACTTCGTCTCCCGGCTTTCTGCTACGGGCCGTAGCCGGGGTGAATCAGGGCGTAGCCCTGAGAGGGGGCTGGCCCCCTCCTAACCCCAAACAGGGATTCACGGTGAGGGCGGCGCTGGTTTCTGGTTCAGTTCCTCGGCAACCTGAGGAACGGCTCGAATGCCGGTCTTCGTTACGCGAACTCGAGGAACAGGTCCGGTAGGGCCACTTGGAACTTCGTCTCCCGGCAATCTGTCTATAAATCTCTACTCGCACCGTGTCTACCGCGCCCGCCGCTTTCTGGCGGGACGCGGCTCAGCCTGACTCCTTTGAGTGAAATTTGTCCGCAAGGCTCACGGGCTGGTAACCGCAAGGCGAACGCTCGTATGACAGACAGAAAGAGCTTTGATCTATGAAAACCTACTGCAAGGGCCTCGAGTTCACGCGCAAGAGCGTCGTCGAGGCCCTGCACCGATGGAAGAAAAGCGACTCCGGCAAGGAGAACGGCTGGCGCGTCGCCGACGAATACGGCACCGAGACGGCGTTTGTCGACCGCATCTGGCTAGAGCTCTCGACCGAGACGCTTACGTTCGAGCCGATTCGAACCTACCTGAAGCACGACCCGAACAACGGCAAGCTGCGCGAGATAAGCGTCGAGAGCATCAAGCGGCAGGTGTGCAACTACCTGTGCGTTGGGGCACTCGAGCCGCTCCTTGCCGCCAAGGTCGGTTTCTGGCAGGTGTCGAGCGGCGTCAAGGGCAAGGGCGCGGCGCTGGGGATGCGCAAGCTCAGGCGCGCGGTTCACCGCTTCGCCTACCACCTACACGTCGACATCCGAAACTGCTACGGCTCGATGCAAACGGCGATAGTGGAGGGTCTGGTGGCGCGCTACGTCAAGAACAGCCAGGTCCTCTACCTGCTCCATTCGCTGCTGTCGACGATGAACGGCGTCCTTATCCTCGGCAGCTACCTGTCGCTTCGGTTGGCGGCGTTCGTGATCTCGTTCGCGTACCATGCAGTCGAGGAGGCGGCGAAGGAGCGGCGCGGCAAGCGCGTGAGGCTCGCGGGATGCCAGGTGTGGTACGCCGACGACGGCTATTTTCTCGGCAACTCAAAGCGCTCGCTCAGGAAGGCCGCGGCCATCGCCGCGCGCGTTTTGGGGCGGCTAGGATTGTCGCTGAAGCCGTGGAAGGTGAGGCGCAACGGCGCCGAGCCCATCGACTTCGCGGGCTATCGCATCTGGTGCGCTCGCGGGCGCCGGGTCGACTTGCGAAAGAGGCTCTGGAAACGACTGCGACGCGCGTTCGCGCGCTACATGCGCAGGCGCACCGAGCGCTTGGCGAGGCGCGTGTGCTCTTACTGGGGCTGGCTGAAAACGGCCGTCATGGAGCACCAGATGAACGTCAAGCGGTGCATATTCAACGCGGCGAGGGCCGTGGGTTAGGAGGAAAAATATGGTTGTGAAGTCGGAGCGAACGGGCGAGAGGCCCGAGACGGTCGAGATCGCGGGGACCGACGTCTGGCTGCGTCGCGGCATCTCCGAGGGCGAGCGCGAGGAGCAGGGAGGCGAGGGCGGTTCCGTCAAGGTGAAGGTGTTCACCTATGAGGAGCTGCACTTCACCGACCCGACTGGCGAGCTGACGGTCGAGGGCGCAAAGGCCGACTTTGACACCGTCTGGGCGGCACACGAGGCGGACGGCATGAGCATGGAGGAGCAGATCGCATCGCTCCAGCAGCAGGTCGCCGACTCGCAGGCGGCCCTTCTCGAACTCGGCGACATCGTTGGAGGTGAGTAGCTTGGCGAAGATCTACTACCGCGCCGTGAAAAGCGGCAAACGCACGCTCGAGAGCGTTCCCGAGCGCTGGCGCGACGAGGTACGCCAGATGCTAGAGGCAGACGGCGAGTAGGGAAGGGCCCCGGCTTCGGTCGGGGCCCTTTTCCGTTATGCGCGGGCGACCATGCGTGCCGACGATTGGAGGCGGCGCATGGCGAAGGATAGCGCTCACGAGTTCTCAGACGCCGAGATTCGGGCGTTCGAGCGCGAGGTGGCGGGAGTGTACGGCGAGGCGAGCAAGACGGCCTACGCCGACCTCAAGCGCTATCTGGCGCAGTTCGAGGCCGACGACGAGAAGATGCGCGAGCGTCTCGAGGACGGCGAAATCACCAAGGCTCAATACAGGTCTTGGCGAAGCGGGAAGATCGCGGCGGGCAGGCGCTACCGAATCGTCCTCAAGCAGTGCGCCGAGGCCATGACGCATGCGAACGTCGTCGCAGCCGCCGCCATCGAAGGCAGGCTGCCAGAGGTCTACGCCGAGAACTACAACTACGGCACGTGGCAGGTCGAGAGCGCCGTGGGCGTTGACACGGCCTACGCACTGCAGGACGCGTCGACCGTCCAGAGGCTGCTCACCGACCACGACAGCTACCTGCCCAAGCCGTCCGTCAACGTCGCCAAGGACATGGCGTGGAACCGCCGGCTCATAGCCAACCAGATCACGCAGGGCGTGCTGCTCGGCGAGTCGATACCCAAGATCGCGAAGCGCATCCAGGACGTGGCGGGGTCCAACCGCGCGGCGGCGTTGCGCCTGGCGCGGACCTCGACGACGGCGGCGGAGAACGCCGGGCGCGTCGACAGCTACAAGAGGGCCAAGGGGCTCGGCATCAATGTGCAGCAGGAATGGGTGGCGACGCTCGACCTGCGCACGCGCTCGAGCCACAGGAAGATTGACCGCGAGAAGGTCGAGGTCGGCGAGAAGTTCAGCAACGGGTGCCGCTATCCCGGCGACCCGGAGGCGCCGTATGCCGAGACGTGCAACTGCCGATGCACGCTGATTGCGTGCTGTGACGGGCTCGACGTGCTCGACGGCGAGCGTTTCAGCCGACTGCCCGAGGGCATGACCTACGAGGAATGGAAGGCGGGCAAGCCCGCCGTAAACGGCACCAAGCCCGCGAACCGCACCATCTCCGAGTTTATGGAAATGCCAGGAACCAAGCGCAAGCTGGATATGGCAGGCGTGTCCAAGACCGAGGCGCGAAAGCGGCTCTCGCGGCAGCTCGAGGACTACGGCATACCGTCGAGCGGGTTTAGGAAAATGTCGGCGGGCGACCAGCAAAAGGTGCTGGACTCGGCGCTCGGCACGGTCTACGAGAGCGGCGGGAAATCGAGAGCTAAGCCGGTAGAGCACTCAATGGAGTTCGCGGTGGATATGGGGAAGATCGCGAGCAGGGACTACAGGGCAAAGGTGTCTAAAGCCGTCGGCAAAGATGCCGCGGACGGCGTACATGCGAGCATAAGACGCATCCTCAGCCACCGAGGGGGCACGAACGGCGAGGACCTTTACGCCATCGACTTGTCAACGGGCAAGACAATCACGAGCTGCGTTAACTCGACCATCGGCAGCACCGTGGTCCCTCCGGCGAAGTTCGGCAAGAAGGTCGAGGCGGCAATCGGGGACGGTCGGCGCGTAGTGCTGCTCCACAACCACCCGGCCTCTGGCATCCCTAGCGCGGCTGACCTTTTGGCGGTCGGCGGCAAGGGCTGCGAGATGGGGATAATCGCAGCTCACGATGGAAGTATCTACACGTTCGAGAAGGTTTCCGAGCCGGATGCGTCCTATAATGTCGATGAGGTGAAGTACCTTAGAATCCAAAGGCTTTACGGCGGCAACGAGGACAGGCTGTTTCGGGCGATTGAGGAGAGGTTCGGTTTCAAGATTGAGCATCATGAATGACATACTCAACGAAGCCGTTAGCTATCTCGACGGAAGAGACGACGTCGACGCTATAGGTCACGTTCTCGATTCCAAGCCTAAAGCCGTTCAGGAGCTATGGCTTAAAGAGGCCAAATACGACGACGAGAATCGTAGGGAGTACTACGAGCTGTTTGGCCCGGATAAGTTCGAGGATGCTCTTGAAGCCGATATAGTCGAGATATTCGAAAGCGAACTAAATAACTAGCCAACAGGCCCCGCCACGGCGGGGCTTTTTTCATGCCGCGTGACCGTGCCGTGACACTGCCCGCAGAGAGATTGGGGCAGGCATGAAAGAGCTATTCACTTGTGCGAACTGCGGCGACTGCGCCGTAAAGCTGGGCTTCGGCTTCACGTTCCCGGATACCTACATCTGCACGCAGCGCGGCGACGAGGTCGAGCCCGACGACGGCTGCACGCTCGGGTGCGAGGGCGTTCCGGTGCAAGCCATCGAGGCCATCGAGGCGGACGTCGACGGGCGCGTTGGCTACGGCTGCGAGGTGCTCGACTGATGGCTTACGGGCTCGTCGGCGGCGTCGGCGACCACGGCCGGCACGGCACCCTCATCACCGAGGAGATCGTAAACGCCGCGAAGCTGGATACCGCCGAGTGCATCGAGATACGGCAGAACAACATCGAGCAGGTCGAGAAGGCCCTCCTGCGCGCCTATAAAACGGGCCTGGAGGAGATAGGCCTCGTCGCGGAGGGCTACGCCAAGGCGACGTGCCCGGTCGACACGGGCAGGTTGCGCAACTCCGTCACGCACCTCCTCAAAGGCTACGACTGCTTCATCGGCACCAACGTCGAGTACGCGCCGTACGTCGAGGAGGGGACCTCCCACATGAAGGGCAAGCACTTCCTGCGCAAGGCGGCGACGGGCCACGGAGACACGTACCGGGCGATTCTCGAGAAGCACCTGAGGAGTGGCGCGTAGGGCCGCGTTACTCCGTTTGGATACTCACCCTTGCCGCGAGGTATTGCGGCGCGGGCCCCGCCGAGGCAATAGGTGGGAACCCGCCCATTCCGAAGCAAGGGAGATTCTGTTGGCACTTACGCGAAAGATGCTCAAGGCAATGGGCATCGAGGACGAGAAGATCGACCAGATCATCGACGAGCATGCCGAGAGCGTGAACGCGCTCAAGGCACAGCGCGACGAGTTCAAGGAGGCCGCTGGCAAGGCGGACGGCTACAAGAAGGAGCTGGACGTACTCAAGGCCAAGGGCGAAGGCGCGGGCGAGTACGAGGAAAAGTACAAGGCCAAGTGCAAGGAGCTCGACGACTACAAGGCCGAGGTCGCTGGGGAAAAGGCAACAGCCGAGAAGCGCAGCCTGTACCGAGAGCTGCTCAAGTCTGCGGGCGTCGACCCCAAGCGCATCGAAACCGTTCTCAAGGTCTCAGACCTCGAGGGCGTGACCGTCAAGGACGGCGCTATCGAGGACGCGGACAAGCTGACCGAGGGCATCAAGGCCGACTGGGCCGACTTCATCGCAACCACGACCGTCAAGGGTGCCGACGTGGCCCACGCCCCCAAGGGCGAGGGCGGCAAGGACATCAACGAAATGAGCACCGCCGAGTACATGAAGTACAAGGCGGAGCAGAGAGGCTAAGGGGATTCTATGTCGAACACCATCCTTACACCCAACATCATCGCCAACGAGGCGCTGGACGTTCTGCGCACCAACGCCGTCATGGCCAACCTCGTCCACCGCGACTACTCCTCCGAGTTCGTCGCGGGCGTGGGCGACACCATCACTGTCCGCAAGCCCGCCACCTTCGAGGCCAAGGAGTTCACCACCGAGGTTGAGGTGCAGGACGCCACGGAGGGCAAGGTCCCCGTCAAGATGGACAAGCTGCTCGACGTGACATTCGCCGTCACGTCCAAGGAGCTGACGATGGGCATCGTCGACTTCTCCGCGCAGTTCCTCGTCCCGGCCATGCAGGCCTTCGCCGACAAGATCGACGGCTACCTGCTCGCGCTCGAGAAGGACGTCACGAACCGTGTCGACCACACCAAGGGCGCCATCGCCGTGGCGGACATCATCGCCGCCCGCAAGTTCCTCGTGGACGCCAAGGCACCCTCCACGGAGCGCCGCTTCGTCTACGGCTCCCAGGCCGAGGCCGACCTACTCAACACCGAGGCGTTCACCAACGCGTCCGCCGTCGGCGACAACGGCACCGCCCTCAAGGAGGCATCGCTTGGCCGCAAGTACGGCCTCGACTTCTACTGCGACCAGAACGTGCAGAAGACCACGGCAGAGACGGCCAACTACACGCCGTCCATCGCGTTCCACAAGAACGCCTTCGCGCTCGTGACCCGCCAGCTCGAGATGCCGCTCGGCGCCCCCAAGGCGTTCTCCACCTCCTACGACGGCTTCGGTCTGCGCGTCGTGCAGGGCTACGACCAGAAGACCAAGACCGACACCGTCTCCATCGACATGCTCTGCGGCGTCAAGACCCTCAGCCCCGAGCTCGCCGCCGTCATCACCGATAAGCGATAGGCGCAGAGATGCTCGAGCAGGTGCTTCTGTCGCTGCGCAACTGGTTCGTCGCCGACAAGCGCACGGGGCGCGTCCGCATCGAGGACAGCCGCCTCGTGCCGCCCGCGGGGCTCGACCTCAAGGAGGGCCAGTACATCCGCATCACGGGCTCGACGTTCAACGACGGGTTGCACTCATGGCCCTGCAACGGCCTCACGGACGAGGAGTTCGTCGGCACCGTCTGGGCGCTCGCCATTCCGCAGGCCGTGGTCGACCTCGCTGACGAGATCGCGGCGTGGCAGACCGAGCACGTCAAGGAGCTGGACAGCCCGTACGCATCCGAGAGCTTCGGCGGCTACAGCTACACGCGCGTCGGCGGCGACGGCTCGCCCATCACGTGGCGACAGCAGTTCAAGGCGCGTCTCGACCCTTGGAGAAAGCTGTGAGCCGCCTGTACGAGCGCATGGCGGTGGCGTGCACGAGGCTCGTCGCAAAGACCGAGCCTGACGGCGAGGGCGGCTTCAAGACCGTTTTGGCTGTCGGCGACGGCTTCACGGCGGCGATCGTGCGCGACAGCTCCACGGCCTCGCGCATCGCGGAGCACGACGGCGTGAGGAACGTCTACACCGTGACGACCGCCGAGCCGCTGCGGTACGGCGACCTCTTCCAGCGTGCGTTCGACGGGCAGGTATTCCGCTGCACGTCGAACGCGGACGACGGCGCCGCGCCGTGCTGCGCGTCGTTTGGCTTCGGCCAGTGCAGCGCGGAGGAGTGGGAGGTGCCGGATGGCGACTAAGGCGGCAGCGCTGCAGGCTTGGCTCGAGGGCTTCGGCCTTCCCGTGTACCGCGACTCGGCGGTGCCGGGCGAGGCGAAGATGCCCTACATCACCTACGACCTGCCGACCGCGGCATTCGGCACGCAGTGCAACTCCGAGGTGAACCTCTGGTTCCGTACATCGTCCGAGGCCGCGCCGAACGCCAAGACCGAAGAGATCGCCCGGGCGCTGGGGCTGTCGGGCGTGCTGCTGCCGTGCGACGGCGGCGGCATGTGGGTGATGCAGGGCGAGCCGTTCTGCAACGCCATGGCCGACGAGGACAACGCCGTGAAGCGCCGAATCATCAACCTGACCATTGAGTACATGACCAGCTACTAGGAGGTCATATGTCTAAGTTCACGCGCATCCCCGAGAACACGTTCAAGGAGATCGTCATCAACGCGGGCCTGCTCGCCACGAATTTCAACCCCAAGACCGCAGAGGTCGCGGAGTCCGAGCTGATGGGCGCGACGAGCGGCGGAACCAGCTTCGCCGCCACGCCCAACTTCATCGACTACGGCGAGGACATCGACAACTGCCCCGCCAACACGATGGAGCTCAAGCGTATCGACAGCATCGAGGCCAAGCTGAGCGGCACCTTCGTGACGCTGAACACCGCGCTCGGCAAGAAGCTCGCAGCCGCAGCCGACGAGACCGAGGGGAAGATCGTCCCGCGCTCCGCACTCTCGGAGGCCGACTTCGCCGACATCTGGCTCATCGGCGATTACTCGGGCGAGAACGGCAACGGCTATATCGCCATCCGCCTCATCAACGCGCTCAACACGGGCGGTCTGCAAATCACGACGCAGAACAAGGCCAAGGGCCAGTTCGCGTTCGAGTTCACGGGCCACTACTCAATCAAGAACCCCGAGATCGTGCCCTACGAGCTGTATATCAAACAGGAGATTGGAGCCTAACCATGAAGCTGGACAACCTTAACGCCGACGAGTTCCAGAATGCCATGTGCCTGTTGGCGGACGTGGCGGAGGACGTCATGAACGGCGAACTCGGCGCAAAGGCAAAGGCCTCCTACGCCAAGTTCCGCTCCGACTCCGCCAAGGCCAAGGCCAAGGCGACCGCCAAGGCGAATGGCGACCCCGAGGCCGCGAAAGCAGCCGCCACCGCCGAGGTCAACGGCCTCGCCGTGGACATGGTGGCGGGGCTTCTGCCCGACGTGCTGCGCCAGGGCGGCGAGATCAGCTACAAGCTGCTCGCCGCACTCGACGGCCAGACGCTCGAGGAGTACAAGGCCGACTTCACCGTCAAGAAGTGGGTGAACGACATCAAGGATGCCATCGACGGCAGCGACGGCATCAAGGACATTCTGGCTCCTTTTTTTGGATAGCCGCCGAGGACCCATCTCACATATGGCTCTGTCTGGGCGAGTACGTCGGGCCACGGCGTGCTCGCCCTTTCTGTAGGTACATGGTCGCGCGGTGGCGCGAGCGGGACGAGCGGGAGGCGTTCCGCGTGTACCTGAGCGAGTCGGTGCGCCTCATGGCGCAGGGGAAGTGGCTCAAGGAGCCCTTCCTGAGCATCGTCAACGGCGGTGCGGGCGATGGGTCCGAGGCGGAGGACACGCGCGGCGGCGACGAGATCGCCGCAGACATCATCGAGCGGATGGGATTGAAGGTGGTCTAGGTGAACCTTCTCGACCTGATGATTAAGGTCGGCCTCAAGGACGAGGCCAGCGGCAAGGCCGAGGGCGTGGCCTCGAAGGTCGTGGGCACGCTGGGAAGTGCAGGCATGGCAGCGGCCAAGGCTATCGGCGTTGGCGTCGCCGCCGTCGGCGCGGGCGTCGCCGCCGTCGGCGTGGCGAGCACGCAGGCCTACGCTGCGTACGAGCAGAACGTCGGCGGCATTCAGAAGATTTTCGGCAACATGGGCAAGTCGCTCGACGAGTACGCCGCGCTCACGGGGCAGACCGTCGAGCAGTGCTCCGGCAAGTGGCAGCAGCTCGAGCAGGCGCAGACCACGGTGCTCGCAAACGCCGACGCAGCCTACAAGACGGCCGGCATTAGCGCCAACCAATACATGGAACAGGTGACGGGTTTCTCGGCCTCGCTCGTTTCCTCACTGGGCGGCGACACGGTAAAGGCCGCGAAGTACGCCAACACGGCAATGGTCGACATGAGCGACAACGCCAACACCTTCGGCACGGCGATGGAGGACCTCCAGAACGCGTACCAGGGCTTTGCGAAACAAAATTACACGATGTTGGACAACCTCAAGTTGGGCTACGGCGGCACCAAGGAGGAGATGCAGCGCCTCATCAAGGACGCGCATGCCGTCAACTCCGCCGTGGACGAGTCGAGTCTGTCCTTCGACAACATCGTGCTCGCCATCCACACGATGCAGGAGCAGATGCAGATCGCCGGCACGACCTCGCGCGAGGCCGCGACGACCATCGAGGGCTCCTGCAACATGGCGAAGGCCGCCTGGGAGAACTGGCTGACCGAGCTGGGCAAGGACGACGCCGACATGGGCAAGCTCACCGAGGAGCTGGTTGAGTCGGTCGAGACGGCGGCTTCGAACGTCATCCCGCGCGTTGCGACCATCGTCGGCACGGCGTTGTCGCAGCTGCCGGGCCTTGTCACGTCGGTCGGGCCCGTGCTCGGTCAGGCGTTCGTCAGCATCTTCACGCAGGCACTCGACAGCGCGGCGGCAGCCGTGCCCGGGCCCATGGGCGACATCCTCTCCGCCGTGTCGGACGGCGTGGACGAGATCGGCGAGCGCTTCAAGGGGCTTGGCGAGATCTGGGCGGTTGGGGACAACCCGCTCGAGTCTCTGCACCTCGCCATGGTCTACGGCCTGACGCTGCTCGAGGGCGACCTGTCCACGCTGCAGGAGAACATCACCTCATCGCTGCCCGGCATCGCCGAGGGCTTCGCCGACGTGGGCGGCGAGGTCGTTCCCAGGCTCGCCGAGGGAATCGAGATGGGGCTGTCGTTCCTCTCCGAGACGGCGGCGTCGCTCATGACATCGCTCGGCGGCTACCTGTCCGAGAACCTGCCCTCAATCACGGAGAGCG